TGGTGGCACCAATGGCCGGCAGCATCGACCAGAAAGCCAGTGCCGCTGACTTGATCGGGGCGAGTAACCCGAGTGCCCCCGTCTGAATACGAGTCCAGGCCACCGACAGTAGTCCGGCACTTGCTCCTGTCGTGGCCGCCTGCACCTGCAGCAGCGCCAAGCCAGCCCGCGCCGACTGAAACGCCACCTGCGCCCGAAGGATCGGCCCCTTCACGAAGGTCCAGGCGTAGCCCAGGGCAATCGTCGCCACCTTCAAGGCCAGCACCGCACCCACGGTGCCCACCACCACTTGCGTGACGATAGGAAAGCGTTCAGCCAGTGCGGTGATACCTTCGATGGGCGCCATCAGCGCGCCAACCAAGTTGTTCAGGGCGGGCAACAGCGCATTGCCCACCGTGATCCCCAGCCGGCTCATCTGGTTCTTCAAGAGCTGTAGGTTGTTCGCGGTCGTGGCCGAGCGTGCTTCGTACTCGGCCTGCATCGATCCGGCGTAGGCGGTCTGATCCGCGACCAGACCCACCGCCTTTTCGTAGGTGTCCATCGAGCCCACCAGCTTGGCGATGTCGTCGGCGTACTCCATGCCGAAGAGATCCGAGAGCGTGCCCATCAGGTCGGGGGCGTTTTTGACCTGGCGCAGAAAGGTGGTCAGCGCACCTTGGGCATCGCGGCCGATCATCTCTTTCATGACCTCAGCAGACAGCCCGATGTCCTGCAGCCCCTGCTGGAACTTCTCGTTCTGCTTGTCGGCGGTGGCCAACTTCATGAGCAGTGCATTGATGCCGGTGGCGGCGACCTCGGGCGGCGTCTTGAGCGCCAGAAAGGTCGCACCCAGGGCATTGAGTTGGGCGCCAGACAGGCCGAACAGCTTCGCCGTCGAGCCTGCCCGGTTGGCGATGTTCAGAAGATCAGATGCCTTGGCATCCATGTTGTTGGACAGGTGGTTGATGGCATCCCCGAGCTTGACCACACCGTCTTGCGTCAATCCGAAGATCGAGCGCAGGCCCGTCATCGCGGCACCGGCCTGCTGACCGGACAGATCGAAGGCCACGCCCATCTTGGCGGCGTCCTCGGCAAAGCGCAGCAACTCCTCCCGGGCGATGCCGGCCTGACCCGCTGCCGCGACGATAGCGCCGATGCCGTCGGCGGCCATCGGGATACGGGTGGACATCAAGAGCACATCTTTCGACATCTGCCCGAACTGTTCGGGTGTGTCGAAGTTCACGACCTTCTTGACGTCGGCCATGACCGACTCGAACTGGACCGCCGGCTGCACCAGGCCATAGAGCGCACCACCCAAGGCCACCGCATCCATCATCTGGGCGCGGTAGGCGCTGCGGTTCTCCAGATTGCGTGCCTGGGCCTGCTGGGCACGCGTCAGGGCTTCGGTGCGAGAGCGCAGGGTCTCCAACTGGCTGCCCAGGCGTGCCGACTCAGTGCCCATGGCGCGGGTGTTGACGCCAGCGCGCTGCAGTGATCCCGAGAGTTCATCCACCGCAGCGCGCTGGCGGCGATAAGCATCCTCGGCTCGGGTGGCGGCGGTACGAGCACGTTCGAGTTCGCGGGCTTGTTTGGCGGTGGCGCCGCCATCCTGCCCGGCGATACTGGCTTCCAGTCCGGAGACCTTTCGTTGGGATGCGCGCATGGCCAGTGCCGCATCCCGAGCTTGGGTGCGCAGGGTTTCGAGCTGACGGATGCCCGACTGCTTGTTGCCCAGCTCGGCCATCGTGGAGCCCAGCTGGTTCAACTGGGCCTGAGCACCGCGCACCGCCGAGCCGAGCGAGGCCGCCAGCGTGGCACCGATACTGATCTGAACAGGATGCGCTGTGGCCATGGTGCGCCTCGGTTTGGGTCAGGAAGTCGGCACAGCCGACAAACGCCGCGCCAATGACAAGGCCTCGACCAACTCGCTCACCTCAAGGGCAAGCAACTCGGATCGAGGCCAGTGGGTGTAGAGGGCGAGCTCCACCACGAGGGCGGACAGCTCACCCGGATTCACTGCAAAAAACCGCCCAGAACCTTCTGCAGTTGGGCGTAGTCCTTCATATCGAGCTGGTGGATGGCAGCGGGCGGCAGTTCGGCCAGGTTGGCGATCAGCCGGATCTCGCGCTCGGCGTCCGTCCCCGACGACTTCTGCGCGGCCAAGTGGTCACCCACCGTGGGGCGGCGCAGGGCAATATCGGCAATCGGCACGCCATCGTGCTCGATAGGAAAGTTGAGTTTGATGCGTTCGGCAGTGCTCATTCGATGTTCTCCTTATCGTTCATCACAGGCCAATCGCCGCACGAATGGCTTCCATCTGATCGGTGCCACCGACTTTGCGCACCAGGTTGATGGCGTCGATCTCGATCAGTTCTTCGTCATCGATAGTCAGCTTGTAGTAGCTGGCGGCCACGGAGACCTTGAGGGTGCTTTTGTCGCTGGGCTTCCAGGTGCCGGCGTCGAGCTCCTTCCAGCCACCGCGCAGATTGACGATGACGGGTTTGGCCTCTGAGCCCTGCGCCTGGATTGCGCCCCGGATGGTGATTTGCGTTGTGGCGTTATCCAGCAGGCCGAAGAGCTTGAACACATCCGGATCGTGATCGGCAATCGTCAGCTCGGCTTCGAGCTTTTCCATGCCGAGGTCGATCTCGACCGGTAGATCCATGCCGCCAGCGCGGTGCTCCTCGGTTTTGAGGGTGAGTTTGGGTAGTTGGATCTCGTCGATGCGCCCGGCGTAGCCGCGACCGTCGACGAAAAGGTTCATGTTCTTGAGAACGCGCGGCAGTTCGATGGCCATTACAGAATCTCCTCAAGGTAGTCATCGACCAGGTGCGAGCGAAAAATGATGTGCTCGGCCGGGTACGGCGGGGTGAAGTCGAAGTTGAAGTAAATTTTGCCGTCCTGGATGGACTGGGGCGAATTGAGGTCCGGATCGGCCCAGCACTTGCCGCCGAGGATCGCGCCTTGCGCCTTCAACTGGCGTAGGTAGGCGTTGACGCCTTCGGTGACTTCCTCGACATAGGTCTTGGTGATGTTGCGATCCACGGCCCAAAGGTGGGCGCGCAGCAGCGACTCGTTGATCATGTCGGCGGTGCGACGGACGCTGAGGAAGGCCCACTTGGGGTCCGAGGAACAGGTGCGGTTGCCCCACAGGCGGTAGCCATCCTCCTGAATGATGGTGGCCACCTCGTTCTCGTTGAGGAGATTCGCCCGCGCATTCGGATCGCCCAGCGCAAAGTCCACCGGACGGTGGCTGCCAACGATGCCGTTGATGACATTGTTCGAGGGCGACCACCAGAAGCCCCGGTCGTTGTCGATCTTGGCGATTAGACCGGCGACACGGGCGGAGACTGGCTCGGTCACTACGGCCCCGTTCTTCATCACCTTGACGTGTGGATCGACCACGTAGATACGCGGCGAGCCCCAGTCCTCGCGGTAGTCGATGGCAGCGTCGTCCGTCGTGTTGGGACCATCGGCGATGATGACCGCGCGCAGGCGTTCGGCAACCCCGAGCAGTTCCGCCACGACCGGGTTCGCCAGTTGGCGGGTCTCGTCGTCGGGATCGATGGGACGCTGGTGGGTAAATCCCGGTGCGATCAGGATACGCGGCGTGACCTTGGCCACCGACTGCGCCGCCAGCAGTGCCTGTAGGCCCAGATACTGACCCGTTGCCTCATCGACACCGCCGAGCACATTCGTCTGGGTCTCGGCTTCGGTCGTACCTTCGGCGACACGGATCACCACCACCAGTGCGCCGGCCTGATCGAAGATGCCATCAATGGCCATGGGCAAGGTGCCGGTAGCACCCAGCTTGGCCGCTTCCAGGCGAGAGCCGGCAATCAGCACCGGGGTGTTCAACGGGAAGGATGTTTCATCGGCACCCGGTGCTGTGCCGACGAGACCGATCACCGAAGATCGGATAGTGCGAATGGGACGCGGGCCGTTGTCGATTTCAACGACCTCGACCCCGTGAAGAAAGTGATCTGCCATGTGTGGGCTCCAGAAGTAAAAAATCCGCCAGCGGCGGATCGGGAAATAAGGGGTGACGGTTCGATGGAATCAGGCGATGGGCTTGCCCTGATCGCCCTCGATGGACTTCTCGCAGTGGTTCGGATCGAGCCGGTCCAAGAGCCGACAAAGCACACAGGCCCAGCGCTTACCTTCGCGCGCGGCTTTGCCGGCGCGGGAACTCAACGTTTCGTCCTCGTGCCCCCCGAAAGCCGCATTGGCGAGCTGGTCGTGGGCGACCGCCAGGGTCCAGGCGCGGCGGGAACCGGTAATTGCAGCGGCGAGCATCCAGACGGAGGCAATCACCGCTGCGATCTGGCACAGCATCCAAAGGGTAAGCATCGAAATACGGTGTTGGATAGCAGCCATTACTGGAGCACCTCCTGTACTCGGGTCTCGGCCAGCAGGCCGCTGGCTGCGAGCGCTTGCAGGCCCGCAATGGTCTGCGGGTCAGTGACATCGACGTGTTCGGCCAGTTTGAGCTTGTCGAGGAATACCTCAACTATCACCTCGGTCTTGGCCGCCGTGTAGACGGCGACCAACTCCTTCATGGTGAAGCGGTTCATGAAGGCGAGCTTGGTCAGTGGTGTCGTGGGGGGCTGCGCGGCCGCGATAGCGTTCTCCGGCGCGGGTTCAGGAAACGCAAAACTGCCATCGGCCTGCTTGACCATCCCAGCTTGCACGCTGACAGCCGCTTTGGTCCATTTGAGGTCCGGATGAAACCTGCCCTTGGGGTCGGTGTCGGTGGTCTCCACCACCAGGTCGTTATCGATTCGTATCCAGTTAGGCATCGTATGTTCCTCCTTCATCACCATTCAATGGCCACGTAGCCGGGGCCACCGCTACCACCGTTGCCTCCAGTGCCACCGTAGTAGTTGCCGTTACCGCCGCCCCCACCGCCATGGCCTCCGCTGCCGCCGCTGGCGTTGTAACCGCCACCTCCGCCACCGCCACCCAGGAAACCACCCGCGCCTCCATGGGAGCTGCTGTTGGAGGTGTAGCAATACCCGCCAGATCCTCCACCCCCAGGGCCACCATTACCGCCCATCAGGGCGGTCGACTGGCCCCAGACACCGGCAGCCCCTCCGCCGTTGCAGTTCAAAAGACGCGGTGTGGCGAAGGAATAGGCTTTCACCGTGAGCAGTCCCGCTGAGCCAGTCACGGCGGTATAGAACTTGGGCACCACACTGGCCGTACTGGAGAAGTCAGCTAAATCGATGCCTGCTGTCGAGTAGTGCGTTCCCCACAGTGGGCTGGCGAAGCTACCGTCGATGGCAGGGCCGCCGTTGCCGTACCCCATCGCGTTGCTGGAATTGATGGAGATCTGACCGGAGTCGGTGCCATGGCCACCAGCGCCACCTGAACCGCCGCCAGCGCCAGAAATGGCGATGTAGTTCGATGACGATTGTTGGGACCATTGAGTGGTATTGCCTCCTGGTCCGCCAATTCCGCCACCCCCTGCGCCTGCGGCCGTGTAGTGAGATTGATAGCCGACACTGCCACCGTTACCGCCATTACCGAGCCAGGACCCAGCGGCACCCCCACCGCCACCCCCGTGATTCTCCGCGCCCGATCCCCAGGAGCCGTAGCAGCCACGACCACCGGTGCCGCCAGTGCGGTTGAACAGTGTTCCTCCTGTGCCAGAGCCACCAGCGCCCCCACTGCTGTAACTGTTGCCGTGGCCGTCAGCCCCCTGACCACCGGTGGCCGATAGCAGACTACCCACACTGGATGTGCCGCCGTTTCCGGCCTTGCTGTTGTTGCTGCTAGATCCAGTGCCTCCAGCACCCACAGTGATGGCTAGCACCTGGCCGGGGGTGACGTCGTACTCGCCCATGGCAAAACCACCACCTCCACCACCGTTGCCAGCGTAGTAGGTGGTCTTGGAACAGGCACCGCCGCCGCCCGCACCCACCACGATGGCGCGGATGCGGGAGACTCCGGCAGGTACTGTGAAAGCATGGCTGCCTGCCGAGGTGAATTCCTGGTAGTTCTTGTATTGGCGAGGATCGACGGTATCGGTGCTCACACTTCGCAAAAATCGTCCCATTACGCCACCTCCTCAATGCCCCAAGCGTTGAAGGTCACGCTGGCCGCATTGGCCTGTACGACCACCTTCTGTCCGGCCGCCAGAGACAGCGCGGTGCGTTCCAGGACCTCTGCGGTCCCGAGGCTTACATCAAATTCGATGAACTCGCTATCGGTAGGCGTGGCAGACGCGGTCAACGCCACGCGCAACTTGGCGGCTGTCGTGCCCTTGTTGCAGGCAGCGACATTAACCACCGCGCGACGGCCGGTGGGCACTTCGTAGAGGGTCGCCAGCGTATTGGCGGCTGGCAGCGCCGTTCCCAGAATGGACATTGAGGGGGCTCCTTAGAGTTGGGCAAGGAAGAAGGTCTTGCGCCCCAGCACGAGTTGCTGGGTCACGCTGTTGGCCGCAGCTTGCGCCGTGGCCACGGCCTGATCGGCTGCGTTTTGTGTCGCGGCAATCGCCTGGTCTCGGCTGCTGGCGGTTTGCTGGATCGCGGTCTGGGCCGCCGCATTGACGGTGGCCACCGTGCTGGTCTCGGTCTGTGCCATCACCGCCAGTGCCGCGTTCTTGGTCTGCGTGACGGAAGCCTCTGCCGCCGTCTTGGTCGCCGTGATGGAACTCTCAGCGGCGGTCTTGGTGGCCGTGAAGTTGGCAATCGCCACATCGGCGGCCGTGGCAATGGTGTCCAGCGTCGCGGTCTCGACGGAGGTAGCGTGCTCAGTAAGCTCCGCCATCTTGATGTCGCCCATTTCCTCGACTTCGAGGACGGTGGCGCGACCACCAATGCGGTCAATGGCGGTGCCGAGATAGGCAAGTTCTTCCGGTGTGGCGATCTCGGCGGCGGTTTCGATCTTGGCTTTGATCGCACGCACCGCATCGCGCAGCAAGGGGTCTTTGGCCATAGGGTGTGCTCCTTAAAAGCCGAACTGGTGAAACACCCGCAATTGCTGGCGGTGTAGCCGTTCGGCGAGTTGGTCTTGCCCCTGTTCAGAGGACGTCTCCTGCGCGGCCACGTCCGCATCGATGCGGGTGATGGCCTCGCGCAGGTTCATGACGTCTTCAGAGAGCAGGTGCTCGGGATGCGGCAAGGGGTAGCCGCGCGGCGTGCGCTCGGGGGTCATCGCTCACCCCCTTCAGGTGACGAT